GGGTCGTCAGCGTCATGCCCACCTCGAAATAAAGGGTTTGGAAAGGGTTTAGGAATAGGGTTTAGAACGTTATCCTGCACAATGCGGTAGGAGCAAAGGTCTTGGCGTCCATCCTCATGGATATGCTCATACCTTGCAGGTCATGCACCGGATCCTCGTACTGCTTGACGGTGAGCGGCCGCGCCACTGCTATCCCACCAGCTCTGGACGAATCGACGACCAGTCCGCCGACCTCGTTGTCGGCGTCGTAGTCCCAGGTGTATGTCCCACCAGCTACGTCAGCCACGCCGCAGGTGGCCCACTTGATGCCAAGATAGCCCTGAGGCATGAGCGCGTCGCCCGTTCCAACCGACTGACCGGGGAAGAAGTTACCAGGAATCATATCGCGCATGCACATGGCCTCAAGCTCAGGGTGCATCACGACCGCGTCCGGCATGAATCCTGCCCCGCGCAATATCGCGATGGCGCTTGCGACGGCGCGAACTCCCTGGTTCGCCGCCAGGGTGTCCCAGTTCGAGGTCGCATGCTCAAGGAACTCGTTGTTGCATATCTGCTCGACCTTGTTGGTGACGGCCTTCGCAGCGTACTTGATCTCTTCCTCGATGACGTTGACCATCGCATCCTCGACCATCTCATTGGAGATTTTCGGGGATTGTGCATATTTCTTAATGGCGAACGTCGCCACACCGTAGTCCTGGGTACGGTTGGGTATCTCTGCCGCTTCAGGCACTTCGGCCGCATACATCTCGGCCTCGCCGATGGCGTGCATATAAGCGTTGCCCTTGATGTTGTATACAGGCATCACCTTTTGCCAGCATTGGCTAGAGGCCGAACCCTCAGCCACGACATTGGCGACCTCAGTTTGCACTAGGCCGGTCGTCTCGATCGCTTCCGTCAAAAGAAGTTCTCTCTTGACGGTCTTGAGTTCTCCATCCTGAATATAGGACATCTCTTTAGGCAGGGATGCGATGATCTCCTTGCGCCTCTGTCCATCGGCCGTATGAAAGGCCAGTTCTAACATCTTTGTCAATTTTGACATTGTTCTTTTGCTCCTCACGCATTGTTGGCGGTTGTCATAAAGCCGCATGAAATTAGCATTCGACCAGTCCCGCTAGCCGCGAAATCATCCAACGCGATGCCTACCTTCTCGACCCTAACTGGCACAGCGCCAGCAGTTACCGGGTTGATCGCATCGACATACCCGCCGACCGCGTTGGTCGTTGTACCGAGTATGTCGCCCGCGTCGATGGTCGTCGCGTCATCGGTGTTGGCCACATAGACTACGCAGCCATCCATTGCCACCGCGACCAATACGCCAACGCCAGCGTCATAAAGTGCGACGCCGATCGCCCCGACGGTCGATGCTTTAACAGATTTGTTTATCGCTCCGCTCACGCCCGTCCCATGATAGGCGACCACTTGTCCAGCCTTTACCGCAGTTGTTGCGGTGAATAACTGTATGTTATCCCCTGAGACGAGGATGTTGCGCATAGCGACCCATGCTCCAATTGCTCCCATTTTTCTTCCCCTCCTCAGGCGTTGTTAGCCGATGTGAACGTTCCACATTGTACCAACATTCGTCCAGTCTCGCTCCTCAGTATGGCGTCTAGCGCGATGCCTACCTGATATTTGACTACCAAGACCACGCCCGCGTCCATTACGGCGCACGTCGATACCGTCCCGCCTACCGCGTTGTCGTTATCTTCGAGCATGTCGCCAGCTTCGATGTCCACGTTGCTCTCAGCGTTCTGCACATTGACTATGCACCCGTTCATTGCTACGGACACGATGCTAGTCGCCGCCGCGTCATGCAAAGCCACTCCGATCGGTTGCCCGCTCGTCGCCTTGATGGCGGGGATTACGGACATATCAAGCCCTGTTGCCGCGAACGCCACTACCATTCCCGCCTTGATGGTTGACGTTGCTGTGAACTTCCCGATGTTGTTGCCTTCGCAGAGAACGTTCCTCATAGCTACCCACGCTGCTATATCTGCCATGTTGTTTCATCCTCCTCAGGCTGTTTGCGGTGCGGTAGTTGTCTCGCACTTGACCAGCATTCTCCCGGTTCCGCTCGCAACGACCTTGTCGATCATTATCCCTACCAGGTACTGCAACACCCCGACAACGACACCGCCGCCTAGGACAGGCACTAAGCACACCGTCCCGCCGACAGCATTGTCGTCGTCATAGACCAGGTCGCCAGCGTCGAGCGCAGCTGCATCGCTGAAATTTGCGACGTAGCATATGCAACCGTTGCAAGCCACCGTCACCAAATCCCCAGCCGCAGCGCCATAGAGCGCAACACCGATAGGTTGCCCCGATGTCGTCTTGATCGCGGGGATTACCGCGCCCGATACTCCGGTCCCAGCAAAGGCTACCACTTGGCCCGCCTTGACCGCCGTTGTAGCAGTGAACTTATGGAGGTTCGTGCCGCTGTATAGTACGTTCCTGATGGTTGGGAACGTTGTAATGTCTCCCATTTGTTCACCGTCCTATGATTATGTCCTTCCCGACGATGCGTGGAAGGTTGCCCATCGCTGTGATCTTCTCTAGTTCCAGTTCCTTATCGACCTTCGGGTCAATCGGCCCAAGCGTCTTAGGGTCTGGGGCATTCTCCAGCCTTTTGATTCGTTCCTCTTGCGCCTTGGTCAGCTCTTCATAGTTCTTCTTGGCTGATTCCAATGCGTCCGAGAGTCCCTTCAGCTCCTCAGGCTTCACGGTCGCGGGAATGGTAGCGAATCGCTTGTCCATCTCTCCCAAAATATCGACCTTGAAAGCCGCGAGCATCTTCTCGAACTCCGCAGTTTCCATTGCTTTCTCCTCTGGGCATTCCTCTAGACCATGCCCTCTCAATCCGCAAACTTTGCAAGCGCCCTTATCGACAGCCGCGACGCCAGTGAATTCTAGGTAAGTCGCGTTGTATGTCTTCGTCGCTTTGTCATATGAATCCATAGTGCCAAGTTCGGCGCTCACGTCTTCCACGACGCCGCGCTTGGCCATCTCCGCGTAATCCCTCGATCTGCTAGAAGCCAAATGCAGGAACACGTCGCCCATCACAGCGTCATTCTCGAATCGTGGGTTGATCACCTCACCCACCTTCTCATCGATCGCGCGCGGTGATCCGCCTGCGTGTCTTAACCAGAATCCATTTGACTTCCAATTAACCGCATATTGTTTCAATAAATCGTGAGAATAGTTGCAGGGCGTCTGTTGATAGCTGTCGGTCCACGTTCCCGCCGCTAGAATCTTCACACCTCTTACAGCAAGACCGCCTTCCACTTCCTCGAACTTCTTGTCAGCGAGGCTTATCGTAAGCATCCTGCTCGTTAGCTTTCCTTCTGGCGCATCCATCTTCTTTTCTTTTTTGACCATTAACTGACCTCCGCGAGTTTCTCTTCGGGTTCATCTTGGAACCATTCAAAATCTGCCCAGCAAAGGAAAAATCCACCTGGTTTGATCCCAACAACGCGCATGAAAACGCCGTCCTTATCCTCGAAGGTTCCATTACATTTCAGGCAGGTTTGCATTAACTCACCTCCGGTATGACTGGCAACTTGACACATCGGCACTGCGGATGCAAAGGGCAATCCTTCTCGCCGATCGGGAACTTCTTACCATCGAGCGGGCCGCATTCGTCGCAGGTGCGCTCGTCCTCAGTGGTGAGCCATTCCTCTTCTGTTATGCCGAACTTCTTGTATCGCTCGGTTGCCGTTGAATTGTAAGCGTACATCACTTCTGTTCTGGCCATCACTTTGGCGCGGTCTATGCCTATTTCCACTTGCTCGTTGATGTCGCGCGCTATCTGGTCCGCGCCCTTGCCTTTGATTATGTCGTCCGTGAGAACGTTGGCGATCTTCTTGCCCATTTCCTGCGTGATGCCATCAAGCGCGGCATAGTTCCTTTGCTGGATGATCGCCACCAGGTTCGTGTCCATGTACGTCAGTTCGGGCGGTGATACGATGCCCGCTTGCGCGAGGTACTTGCTGGACTTCTGCGCCCCCGTTGCGCATGCCTTCTGTGAATTGTCCGCCGTGACCTGCTTGCCCGGCGCGATGATCGTTGTAACTATCAGCCCGTTCACCCTAAGCAACGTGTTCGTCGATAGTTCGTGAATTGGCATCGGCTCTGCCAGATACCTTGAGCCATCATTGAAGAACATGACCACTGCTGATTTGAAATTGCGGAACAGATAGACCAACTGCCCCTCGTATCTT